ATGTAAGAGGAGCAACTGCTGCGCTGCGACGGGACCGGCCAGAACCTGCTTGGCTTCATCCGGCACGCCACCGCCTTCAACGGGGCGCTGCGCGAGACGGCGGACACCAAGATCGACACCCTGCGCCGCGCGATCCTTCAGGTGCGTGTAGCCGAGTACCGCGCATCGGCCATCGCGCTGAACCCGGTGGACTGGGCCGACATCGAGCTGACCAAAGACGCCAACGGCTCCTACATCTGGGTGAACGTCCAGGAAGGCGGCGTCCAGCGCCTGTGGAAGCTGCCGGTGGTGGACAGCAACGCAGTGCCAGAGGGGGAGTTCCTGGTCGGCGCGATGAACATTGCCGCCCAGGTGTTTGACCGCGAGGAAGCGGCCGTTGAGGTCTCCACCGAGGATGGCGACAACTTCCGCACCAACATGGTCACCATCCGCGCCGAGGAGCGCCTGGCGCTGGCCGTGTACCGCCCTGAATCGTTCGTACACGGCGAGTTCGAAGCCACCCCTTAATCTGCCCAGGAGCGCGCCCGGGAAACCGGGCGTGACTGCACATGCCAGACGTAAAAGTGAAAACCATCAAGGGCTTCAACAACGACGGCCAGTACGCTAAGCGCAACACGGAGATCACCGTCGACGAGCTGCGCGCTCGTGACTTGCTGCGCAACGGCCTGATCGAGGATTACGACGTGAAGCAAGCCCAGGAACCCGAGAACAAGAAGGCGCCGGAGCCGACCAACAAGGGCGGCAAGGGGACATCCACCAAGCCCAAGGAGTGATCCATGTCCGTGATCGCCATCGACATCGCCATGCACCACCTGCTGGCCGAACCTGACGACCAGGTGCTGGTCCAGGCGCAGCTCGATGCAGCGGAGGAAGCGGCCATGCAGTTCCTCAACCGCCGCTTCTACCTGGACCAGGTAACTCTCGACGAAGCCCGTGCCGGCGTGTCGGCCGCCCTGCAGGTAGCCAAGGAAGCGAACGCAGCCGCCGTAGCTGCCGCTGAGGCGGAGCAGGACCACACCCTACGCTGCCGTCAGCTTGAATACGCACGGAAGGCACTGGCGGACGCCTACGACGTGGCGGATTCCATCGCCTACGGCATGGTGCTGAACCCTGCCATCCAGGCGGCTTGCCTGCTCAAGCTGGGCCACCTGTTCGCCAATCGCGAGGATGTAGTCACCGGCACGATCGCCACTGAGCTACCCTGGCGTCTCAGCACCTACTGATGCCTTATCGCATCCGGATGGGTGTGTGATGCAGGCCGGTAGGCTAAGGCACCGCATCGACATTCAGGAACTGCGACCAGTGCGTGACCCGGTGACCCTGGAGTTCGGTGAACCTGAATGGGTGACCCGCTGGGGGAAATGCCCGGCCAGTGTCGAAGATCTGTCGGCCAGAGACTTCATCGCGGCGCAGGCCGGCCAGGCGCAGGCCACCGGCCGCATGGTGATCCGGTACCGCCCTGGCGTGCTCCCTACCATGCGCATCCTGTACCGGGGCGATGTATATAGCATCGTTGGCCCGCCCCTGGCTGACGCCAAGTCCGGTCTGGACTACTTGACGATTCTGGTCGAGAAGGGGGTGAAGGATGGTTGACGGTGTCGAGTTCTCCATCACTGGCCTGGATAACCTGCTCGGCAAGCTGGATGCCGTCAGCTACGACATTCGCCGCAAGGGTGGACGGGCAGCGCTGAGGAAGGCTGCCCAAGTGGTAGTGCAAAAGGCCAAGGCCGGCGCCGAGCGTATTGATGACAAGGCAACTGGCCGCTCGATTGCCGACAACATCGTGCTGCGCTGGAACGGGCGGCTGTTCAAACGCGCCGGCGACTTGGGTTTCCGGATCGGCGTGCTGCACGGCGCGGTACTCAAGAATGGCGGGGACTTGAGCCAGAATGCCCCCACACCTCACTGGCGATTGCTTGAGTTCGGCACCGAGAAGATGGCTGCAGTGCCGTTCATGCGCCCGGCCTTGGCCAACAGCGTCAGCGAGGTGACCAACACTTTCGTAACTGAGTACGAGAAGTCGATCGACCGCGCTATGCGGCGCGCAGCGAGGAGGGGGTCCACGGCATGACACCACCCATTGTACAGGCCTGCTTGCGGAGCCCAGCCGTGACGGCGCTGCTCGGCAGCGGAACCGCGATGCGTCTCTACTCGTTTGGGGAGGCTGAGCAGGGCGTGGCCAAGCCATATGCCGTGTGGCAGATCGTCAACGGTAATCCAGAGAACTACCTGGCTGGGCGCCCTGATCTGGACGGCTTCACCCTGCAGGTCGATGTGTATGCCGCTACTGGTGAGTCCGCCCGAAAGGTTCGTGATGCTATCCGTGACGCGGTTGAACTGGAGGCCTACGTCACCCGCTGGGGTACCGAGGGACGGGACCCCGAGACCAAGAATTATCGAACCAGCTTTGACGTGGATTGGATGGTCCACCGGCAGAGCTGAAACCAACCCCAATAGCCCGCCCAGTGCGGGTTTTCTTTTGCCCGCAATTGGAGAAACCCATGGCGATTCTCGCTCAGGGTACCCAGGTCTATGCCCTGGTGCCCAAAGCTACAAACCCCACTGTATTTGAAGTCATGGAGGTTGAGTGCGCCACCGCCTTCAGCCCTGGTGGCAACCCGGCCGATCAGGTTGAAGTGACCTGCCTCAGCGACACCGTCCGCAAGTACCTGCGCGGCCTGCGCACTCCTGGCCAGGCGTCGCTGACCCTCAACGTCGATCCACGCAACGCCTCGCACGTACGCCTTCATCAAATCTCGGAAGACGACACGATCGAGAGCATCCGCTGGGTGGTCGGCTGGTCTGACGGCAAGGACATCAAACCCACGGTCGGCGTCGCCGGCGCGCTGGCGGCCATTGAACTGGCCAATGGCGGTACCGGCTACACCTCCGCACCTACCGTTGCGTTCTCTGGAGGTGGCGGCAGTGGGGCTGCTGCAACTGCGATCATCGCGGACGGCAAGGTGGTTGGATTCAACATCACCAACGCCGGTACCGGGTACACCAGCAAGCCCACCATCAGCCTCACCGGTGGGGCTGGCACTGGCGCTACTGCTACTGCGGTCCTGGGTGAGGCGGATGATTTCGTGCTGCCGCCCACGCGCACCTGGTTCCTGTTCGACGGCTATGTGTCCGACTTCCCGTTCGACTTTGCCGCAAACGCTGCGGTAACCACGGCGGCCACCATTCAGCGCTCCGGCGGCTCCGCCTGGATTCGCAAGACCACCAACGCCTGAGGTAACCCATGAAGCTGACACTCGACGCGCTCAAGGGCGCTGGCTCATTCACGGGCCGCCCAGTGGAGAAGGAGATCAAGTGGTGCCAGAACGGCACCGACTTCACCGCCACCGTCTACGTCCGTCCGCTGGGCTACCAGACGGCTGTGAGCGATGTGATGGCTGTGGCCGGCAAGCAGGACAGCATCGCCGGCCGCATCGTCGCGTCCATCTGCGACGAGCACGGGAACCCGGTGTTCAACAGCCCACTGGACATTACCCACGGGCCGCTTGATCCGGTCGAGCTGGAGAAGGACCCGGAAAGCACCAAGCGTCTGGGCTCCCTCGATGGCGCCCTGTCCGTTGCGCTGCTGTTCGCCATCCAAGAGGTGAACGACTTGGGAAAGACGAAGAGCTCACCGAGCTCGACGAACTCTGGCACGAGCTCGTCCTCTCCGGCATCGGTGGGTCGACGATCGCGCAAGCCAAGGAAAACCTGAGCCTGCGTGAATTCAGGGCCTGGGAAAAGTACAGGCGGCGGCGTGGCTCGCTCCATGTTGGAATGCGGGTGGAGCGTGCCACGGGCCTGCTGGCCATGATCTTGGCCAACCAGGCGCGTGATCCAAAGAAGCGACCGGTGCCGTACACCATCGCAGACTTTACGCCGCACGACCAAGACGAAAGACCCATCTCGCTTGAAGAGGCGATCGCTTCCTGGGCGTAATGGGTTAGCGTTTAGGTTTGGATAGAGGCATGTGGTAGATTGGCCCGATTTACAAGGAGTGAATCAATGGTCCTAGAGTCAGGTGAGTTACAAAGCAATGTGATGAAGTTTATGGTTATAGCTCTGTACCTATTGCCGGCGGTCATCGCTTGGTCGAGAAGTCATCACAACAAAGCCCCGATCCTCCTACTGAATCTTCTTCTCGGTTGGACAGTTGTTGGATGGCTAGCTGCTTTGATTTGGTCAGTGTCAGCATCCAAGCGAGAAACTCAAAACTCTAAGGACTTTGCGCCCAAAATACAAAAAGGGGAGAACGCTGCGTATGAGTCACTTGAGCGCCTAGCCGATCTTAAGGAGCGAGGGCATATAACAGCCGAGGAGTTCGAGGCTGAAAAAGCTCGAATTCTTAGGAGGTAAGCCCCAACCTACTAACAACCCGCTGAAGCGGGTTTTTTTATATCTGGAGTAAAAGATGGCCTCAAGATCCCTCGGCACTTTAACTCTAGACGTCATAGCTAAGGTCGGCGGTTTTGTCTCCGGAATGGACAAGGCCGAGCGAAGCTCAGATAAATGGCGTAAAGAGGTTGAGAAAAGCGCCAAGGCTGTTGGTACGGCTGTAGGGGCTGGAGTCGCAACAGCTGTCACCGCTTTTACGGCCATGATTGTGTCGGCTGTCAACTCAGCGTCCGAGATATCCAACCTTGCGGCCGTGGCCAACGTCAGCGTTACTGATTTCCAGAAAATGGCGGTCGGAGCGAAGACCGTAGGAATTGAGCAAGACAAGCTTGCCGACATACTCAAGGATGTGAACGACAAGGTTGGCGACTTCTTGAATACCGGCGGCGGGGCAATGGCTGATTTCTTTGAGCAGATTGCTCCCAAAGTAGGGGTCACGGCCGACCAGTTCCGCAACCTAAGCGGAAGCCAGGCGCTGGGGCTTTACGTTTCCAGCCTGGAGAAGGCTAAGGTCAGTCAGTCTGATATGACCTTCTACCTCGAGGCGATTGCAAGCGATGCAACTGCATTGCTGCCATTGCTTAGAAACAACGCCGAAGGCTTCCGGAAGTATGGTGATGCCGCTGAAGCAGCTGGCGCTGTGATGGATGAAAAAACCATTCTGGCAGCTAAGCAATTCAGCACAGAACTTACAGTTCTAGGAACATATCTCGGATCGGTCAAAACCGCGCTTGCCGCTGAACTCATGCCTGTGCTGGCACAATTCTCCAAAGACTTGACCGACACGACGAGTAAAGCTGGAGGGCTTCAGGTAAAAGTAAAAGAGCTGGCCGGCGATCTTGTCGAGGCTGTTGCAGTTACTGCGACTCTTGCTGACGGGCTAGGAAGAACGTTCAAAGTTGTAGCTGGGGTAATTGCATCTGGGTTTGCCACAACTATGAGCTATATGCAGCAGATAGGTGCTGCTGGTAGCAAAATTCTTGGGGCGTTCACATTCGGGGAGACATCAAAAAATTTCAAAAAGGATGCGGCAAAGTTCACCAGTGATGCCGTAGATAACATGACGACAGCTAACTCTATTGTCATTGAAATGATGAAAGAGTTCGACAAGCCATGGGCCGGAGATACAATTCGGCAATATGTCATCGACGCCAAAAAAGCTGCAGCTGAGCTCGGTAGCATCACTCCCCCTGGAACGTTCAAACCAATAACCCCGGCTGAGCAGAATGCTGCCAAAGCCGCCGAGGCTGCCGCGAAGAAGCTCCAAGGCCAGTTCGACACCGCCGAGGAAGGCTACAAGCGCCAGATCGCCCTGATCAACACCGAAACGGACAAGCGCAAAGAGGCCACTGAAATGGCCAAGCTCCAGTTCGAACTCGAATCGGGTAACCTCACGGGTCTCAGCGCCAAGCAGCAGGAGCGCCTGAAAGGTCTGGCGGCCGAGCTTGACCAGCTCAAAAAGCTCAAGCAGGCCAAGGAGGACGACAAGGCAGTATCCGAATTCGGCGCAAGCGTGAAGCGTCAGCTGGACATTGACCAGCGCGCCTTGGATGCCCCGCTTTTGAATGCGTACGACACCGACGAGGTGAAGCAGCGCGCCTTGGAACTGCTGGCTATCGAGCAGAACTACCAAGATCAGCTGGAGGACCTGCGGCAGCGCCACGAGGGTGGCGACGTTTCCGACTCGGCCTATGAGCGAGAAACCAAGATCCTGACCGATGCGCTTGAAGATCGGCTGGCCAAGCAGCAGGACTACTACGACAAGGTTGACCAGCTTCAGCAGAACGGTACCGCAGGATTCATCAGCGGCTTCGCCAGCCAGGCTGAGGCCGCCATGGATCTGTACAGCAGCATGCGCGACGTTGGCTCTGCAGCGTTCAGCTCGCTCACTGACATGCTCACCGAGTGGGCGGAAACCGGCAAGCTGAACGCCCAGGACTTCGCTGCGACCTTCATTCAATCCATCGGGCACTCGTTGCTGGCCTACGCCGCCGCTCAGGTCGCTATGGCGGGCCTCAGCGCCTTCACGGCGATGATCGGCGTGCCCTATGTCGGCCCGGCCATTGCGCCTGGTGCTGCTATCGCGGCGACCGCTGCGGCTGGCGTGCTGATGACTGGCGTTGGATCCGCCCTGTCCGGTCAGGCTCACGCCGGCATCGACAACATCCCGCGGGAGGGTACCTGGCTTCTGGACGGCGGCGAGCGGGTGCTGAGCCCGGCGCAGAACAAGGATCTGACTGGGTACCTGCAGCGCGCCAACAGCATTGATTCCACTTCCAAGCCCGGCGGCGTAACGATGAATGTCGATATCCACCAAAACATCCCTGCCCAGGTTGGCTTGGAACAGGATGGCAATCAGCTGAAGGTGTTCATCCGCGAAGCGAAGAAACAGATCGCGGGCGACCTGGCTAGGGGCAATGGCGATGTGTCGAGGGCGCTGGCCACTGGCTGGGGTGTCAAGAGGGCTGCACGATGAGCATCCTTAAGCGGCTGTATGTCAGTTCAGGGCCAGAGCTGATCCACGCGGTCTTCTAGGAGTCTGCCGGAATCAGTACCTACTGGATGACCAAGGGCTGGGTTGGCATTGTAGTGATCCT